GCTCCAGTAACCTTACGAAACATCTGGTTGAACTCTTCTTCATTTGTAGGCTCTCCTCTAAGAACCCACTCTGTAATCCCTAAACTCGTTAATGCTTGTGCTATCGTTGTCATTGTTTTCTCCTTAGGCTTTAATTTCTGTTGCTGTTATCGTTTTGATATTAGAGGAAGTCCAATTTATGTTGAAGGTATGTGAACCTGAAGAATTATTTCCTAAAGCAACTTGCAGTTGTAATCTCATAGTGCTTGTTGTTCCACAATTAGCATCTACTGCTCTTATTGGTATTTCTTCATAATTATTTGTCATAGTATTGTAATATCCAAAAGTTGCTGTATTTGAGCCAGTATGAATAAGTGCGTCTGAATCATTCGAGTTTACAACCCTAAAATCTGCATGAGTAGCACTATTGTTAACATTGCCTATGACTTCTGCTTCAAAAATAATAATACTGTCACTAAACTTTGGTGTAATATCTACATAAAAATTTGTCACATCAGTATATGTTGCATTGTTTGTTGTTGAAAAAGAGTTATTCCCCACTTCTCGTTGAACAACTTGAACAATGCTACCACTAGGCATAGCCACTGTTCCTGCTGTGGTTTTACCCTGTATTGTGTCTACTGATAGTGTACTCATTGGGCAATCTCCATAGCAGTTATGGTGCTTGGAGTACCAAAAGCAGAATCTGGTTGTCTACCACCTACTTTTAAGTTTCCAGAAACTGTTTGCTGTACTGTTACCTTGTAGTTTACAGAACTTGTTGTTGCAGGAGAGTCAAGGACAGTAAAACTAATCCCTCCACTAACTTCACTAGATGCCCTTATGACAAAACTTGCTTTGTATGTACCAGTGTCGCCAATAGCAATGCTTGTTGAATCTCTAACTATGTTAAAAACCAAATCTCCATTACCATCTCTGCCACAAGAGCCTATACAAGCAGTAACCAAAACTTTGTTAGAAGTAGATTGAGGAGTTATGTCTACGTTTAATCCTGTTATATCTTTGACTGTTGTCTGATCATGTGTAAGAGTTCCAGTAATCATTGTACTTTGAACCTGCACCACATACCTATTCGTGCCATCTGCTGTCTGTCCTCGTATGTTGTCTACTCTTAACGTACTCATCCTACCAACATTCCCCAAAAATATGCTTCATATTTTCTTATATTGTATGTGGTCTTAGGTCCTGCGTTATGAACATTTATTTCATCATTCTGTGATAATTGCATAAGAACACTTACCTTTGAATCTTGGTAGCCATTTGAAGCTGAAGAACTACTTCCTTGAGCATGGTTACTACCGTTTAAATGTATTCGTATCATCATTCTATTTGCAGCATTGTCACCCATTACACTTGTATGAAACTGATAAATTCCTGCTATGGGTGCTATAAATTTACCAGTCGAAGTGCTGTAATGACCACCCACATTAAAATCTGTAGTAGGAAAAACAATATCAGTATCATCTGCGACTCCCGCAGGTGATGAGTTTATAGGACCTGTTGCATAAAACATAGGTCTTGCAGGAGTTAAAATTCTACCAGAGCTATCAATAGTCTGAGCCGTAGTGCCATTTGTATGCTTTATATTCTGTACTAGAAGGTTGCTCATATGATTGCTAGATTACCTCCAGAGTTTACTGTAATTGTTATGCCAGAAGATACTGTCAAAGGTCCTGTCGCTGTGGCATTCTCTGTAGCTTCTATCGTTGTATCCACATCTACAGTTTGTGAGTTAACACGAAACATACCACCATTCTTAAAGTTTCCTTTGTTCTGTGTTGGTATCGTAATACTTGTATCTGTTGCACCAAGATAAATAACAAAGATATTACCTGTGCCAGTTGATGGAGCTTCTGTAAAAGTAAGATTAGTACCATTAGGCACTGTAAATGCGTCTACACTCTCTTGTATTACACCGTCAACACTGACTACGATATCTTCTTGGGAAACAGTCTGGTTTAAGGTAAAGACCGTTGTAGAGCCATCTCCGTTGAACTCCTGCGTTGCAGGTCTTGATGAAAAACTAGAGCCAACTTGGCTTCCTACGTATGGCATTATGTAATCTCCATTATACTTGCTACAGTATCTAGGCTATTCGCTGTGTTTGATGAAACACTTAACGTATGACCTGTCTCCATAATAACCTTGTTACCTCCCATGTATTCAAAGGAAGAGCCAGAAGGTATCGGTATGGTCTTGGCTAAAAACACAGTCTGCCCTGCACTCAACTTGATATCGGCTGTTATCTGACTTGTAGTCGTGTTTGCTAGTGTCAAACCAATCACAACCGTTGTTGTAGCAGGTGAAGACGGAACTGTATAAACATTCATCAAAGCGTTAGCGGATGTATTTGATCCATCAAACACTTTGTTTTTAAATGTATTAGCCATTTGCTATCTCCTCTATACATCCTCTATTAAAGCTGCCACTAAACACTCCACAGCAGCATCGCCTGTACCTCCAATATCTGCTGATATTGCGTGTATTTCTGCCACAGTTGTATCATTAGGTCTTAAACATATCGTTTCACTTGCCCCAACGTGTATACCTTTTGTATTTCCATGAGCTGCTTCGTTATTACTACCATCAAATGAAATCATAATCCCATCTCCACTTGAGAGATTTTTTACCATTAAAAATTTTACTTTGTCTGCTGTTGCGATAGCAGTGGGTGCGGTATCTTGATCTACAGCAGTGTAGTCCAGAAAACTGCCTGCAATCAAATCAGCAGCAGTTGTTTGAACTTGTGTCTTCTTAAAATACCATTTTGCATTGCCAACAGTGCTAGGGTCTACTGTAATAGAACCTGCTATTGTTCTTGCTATTTCATCTGGCAAGACCGTTGCCGAAAATGTTACTGAAGCGTTATTTGCCATATTTTTTCTCCTTTACTAGCCAAGGGCAATCGCTAATGCCGTCGGGTCGTCCTTAGAAAACCCCTCTGATGTCATAAATGTGGATACCACACTCATATCCATTCTTTTTAATGTACCTGCATCACTTACCAATAGCTCATCTGTTGTGGCTAATCCAGAAGCAAGTTCTGTCTGACCACTAATCACATTGTCGTTTAGCATACCACTTTCTACCGCATCGTTTTGTATAGTGGTGGCTCCGTTTGAGGCTATGGCTACATCACCTGACATTGCTACTTCTTGATAGCTTGTGTTGTCGCCCACGAGTATCTTGCCTGCTGTTACATCTGGCATGACCAAACCACCAATTTCTAGAAAAGATGGTGTCATATTAAGATTACCTGTGTTAGATGCTGTAGAGGTGCTTGTTCCTAAAACCCATCTATCTTCCGACTCATCCCACATTATTAAGGCATTGTCACCAGTAGACCCTCTTTCTATTAGAATACCACTATCATTAGAATTTGAGCTTACCCCACTATTTAACTCCAAGAGATTGTCTTTTACAGTGGTGTTTGTTGTGTCCACTGTTGTGGTATCCCCATTGACTGTTAAGTCACCTGTAACAGTAAGATTATCGTTAACAGTTGTCTCTGATGTTGTATGTCCTATGGATATAGCTGTGCCCGATACCCCAGTCCCTATAGCAACGGATTCCCCTCCATTTCCAGTATCTATAACAAGATAGTTGTTTGTGCTCTGCTTAATAGTAAATGCTGTTGCTGAGTTGTCTGATACAGCCACGTTTATATCTGTGCCGTCTGGACTTATAGAGTCCACAGCTATATCGCCCACGTTAGTGATATTATTGTCACTAAAGCTTACGTTATCGCCAAAGGTTTTACCTGTAAGCGTTTGTGTCGCTGATGTTCCTACTAATTCTTGGTTCCCGCCCGCAGGGAGGGTTAAGGTGTTCGTAACAGAATTGTCATGATCTTGTGCTACTATGGTTTGTCCATGCGTATTAACTTGGCAATTTAATTTAATAGAACCAGGATTAGTGTTACCTTTTACGACCACAATCCCCGTGCCGTTTGGAGCTAGGTCTATATCTGCATTGGATGTAGTAACAATATCGTTGCCATTCATGTCCAAGTTGCCACCCAACTGAGGAGTGGTATCATTTGCAACCTCCATTAGAGAAGTGCCCCCAGAAGATATCAAAGAGCCACTTGCATTTAAGAACGCCATTTTTGAAGCCGGAGTGGTTATAAACACCTCTTTAGTTCCCACACCAAAATTAACAGCACTATTGCTATTTGAGCTAGATATGGGCGTTGTTCTAGCAAGAGTGTTTGGTGATCCCGTTGCAAACGTGCCTAAACCAACTTCAAAGTCACCATTAGTGTTATCAACTATCGCATAGTATGTAGTGTCAGAATTAGAAAGATTAGCAGCAAAAGTCTCAAAATTAGTTACAGCACCACCAAGATTTATAGTCCCCGTGCCCGTGGTAGTTGTGGTTTCTCGTACTCTATCTGCAATCTTCAATGCCATTATGCTATCCTTATTATTGCACTACTTGTGTCAGCACTAGGAAATACTATGGTAAAGTTCCCAGAGGAAGACGATTTGTCTGAGCCAAAATCTAATACACACACAGCTTTGTCACTGTTTGTATCATTATATATCAATGCTCCTCTTGCTGTAATTGTGGCTGATCCAAAAGTTTTATCAGCAAAATCTACAAACGCTGTCGTTTGTGTTTGTGATCCACTAACAGCTTGACTACCTAAAGCACCTCCACCGGCAGAGTAATCACCAGAGTTACCAACTTCGTTACCCGCAGAACTTGAGTACCCCGTGACGGTAGCATCCATTGTAGTGCTTGTACCACCAAGATTGTCATTACCCGCTTGTGAATTTGTAAAAAGAGCAATCTTAAAAGAGTTGCCACCGTTTGCAAAGTTGTGTGTGCCCTCTAACAACTCCTTCTTAAACGTGGAGCAGAGTGCGTTACCAGAAAAAGCCATTACATTCTCCTTATATGTTCTGCGAGCTTATCATACCCCGCGTCTTTGATTGCATTATACACTGTTACTCTATCAGAGTTTATAGCCTCTTTCATGTAAAACGCTATAACTTTCTCTAAG